ATCTCTTCCTTGAGATAGTTGGTTAGTTGGCGAGTGCTATAGCCGGGAGAGAATCCAGCAAGCTGTTTAGCTGCAGCAATGTTGCCGCCTGCTTCGTCAAACAATACTTCCAGAAACTTCTTATGTTGTTCTGATAATTCTTTTGCCATAATATTTCCTTAAGTTACTACTGAATAAAATTCTTCAGCTTTAATAGACACTGTGATGGCTGAGCCAACACTAGCCAGCCCTCTAATCACATCATTTTGTTGTAGTGTAAATGCATTAGTTAGCTGAATAATACTTCTGCCATACATTGGTACTTGTTCTGCAATGGTGTAGTAGGTTGAGCTAACAGAGTCATACCAATCCAACGAGAAGGTGACTGTGGAGTTTGAACTATTAGATACAACAATGCTGGTAATTTCAGATGTGTATCTAACAGGAGTGGTGTAGATGACAAGATTACTTGTCGTTAGTTCTTTACCTAACGTTCTATTTTTAGTTATCATCTTGAAATTTCTTCCCAGTCAACTGAAGCATGAACTTGATCTCCATTACTTGCTGACGTACAAACAAGTGATAGTTCAAAAGGAGTAGACGTAAAATAGTTACGCTCAAGTTGAAAAGAAAACAATGCTTCTTTAAGAATATCAATGGTATTAGAACCTTGATTAGATCCCTGAAGATAACCAGAAGCCAACACTCTACCTGAGCCTGTACTAAATGAAGTGCCTGTAACATTATACTCAACCGCTGAGTTTGTACCAGCACTAACCCAAGTGCCTCCAGTTGTAGTTCCTTGAGTGACAATCTTCCATTTGTAATTGGCATTATTAGTAATACCAAGCAAGGATAGCGCCGTCATAATTACAATGCCATCAAGCTTTGTTGATTTCAGTCGAAGAGATATGAGAGGGTAATCAGTGGCTGCTGTGGTTAGTGTATGAGGTGTTGTGATGCCTGTGCCAACTGATTGTTGTGACCCGCGAAGTTCATAACCACCTTCAGAGATGACAGTTGAACAAACTTGCTTGAGTGTACTAGACACACCAGTGGCAGCAGTGTTGGTCATCTCATACCGCAAAGGCAAAGACGCTGTTGTAATGTAGGTTGTGGTTGTTAGGTTAGCGTGATTAAAGTTATGTACTGGAACAAACGCACCATCAATGACAAAGCCTGTTCTAACCGTACCTAAACCAAGCCACTCAATGTCCATATACAAGATCTGAGCTTTAGTAGCATCTAAAGTGATGCCTGATTGACCTGTGCCATCAAGCTTATCTTGATTCCAATCAGCTTGAGCTATACGAGTATTTACAACAGAACCAGAAACACTACTGCGTTCAACCATGTACAAACTTGTACCATCTCGTTCAAAGTAAATTCCGTTTGCTGCACCGAAATAACCAATGCGTTGTTTCAAATTAGCATTGGCTGTGCCCATAACAAATGTGGACATAGCCGATGCATACATTAGCATACACAATGATTTGTTGGATAGTGTTCATATCCCTCACAGTGATGTTTATTATGTTAGAGCAGCATTGGAAAAGCATAGCAACATTGTCTTTCCACTAAATGAAGTTGAAGCAGCTATGAAGGCTGAAGGATGGAAAGATAGAAAAGTGTTTGTAAAGTATTAGTTTGTTGTATAACTATTACATTGTTTGTTTGAAGACTAATGTCTTCTTTTTGTTTAATGAAAGAAACTATGGCTACATCTGATATTGCTGCTAAAGCTGCTAAGTACCGTGAAATGGCAAAAGACAAAGCTTTGCCGCAAGACGTTCGTAACGCCTACCTCGATAAAGCTAACAAGCTTGAAGAGGGAACGATGAAGCCTACGATGGCTAAAGGTGGCATGGTTAAGAAGTCTGCTGCCAAAGGCCCTGCTGTTGTCATTGCTGTTGGTATGGCTAAGCCGTCTAAGAAGTCAACGATGATGAATAAAGGTGGTATGGCTAAGAAGGGTAAGTGCTAATCATTGTATGAAGCAGATTAAGCGAGGCTCTGAAGAGTTCTCTGGCTACAACAAGCCTAAAGCAACTCCATCACATCCCACTAAGAGCCATGTTGTGTTGGCTAAAGAAGGTGATGTGGTGAAGCTTATTAGGTTTGGACAGCAGGGTGCTAAAGGTAGTGCTGACGGCAGTAAACGCAATGAAGCGTTTAAGGCTAGGCATGCTGCCAACATTGATAAGGGCAAGATGAGTGCTGCCTATTGGGCTAATAAAGTTAAGTGGTAATTGCTATGGCTAAATCTAAAGTTAATGAATCAAACAACTATACCAAGCCGACAATGCGTAAAGCTTTGTTTGAAAAGATTAAAGCTGGTAGTAGTGGTGGTAATGCTGGTGAATGGTCGGCTAGGAAGGCTCAGCTATTAGCAAAGCAATATAAAGAAAAAGGTGGAGGATATAAATCATGAGTAAGAATCAAACCCATTATTTACCATCTGGTAAAGTTTATGTTGGTGAAACACACAAGTCTGGTAATGTGCTGATGACGGGTGCTAAGCATACAGCCACCAGCAAAGTGCTTACGCACACACCGCCTAAGAAGAAGAAATGAAAGCTCCTCAGAAGTCTTTGAAAGATTGGGGCGATCAGAAATGGAAAACAAAGTCTGGTAAGCCTTCGTCTGAAACAGGAGAGCGCTATCTACCTGAGAAGGCCATCAAGTCTTTAACATCTGCTGAGTATGCTGCTACCACCAAAGCAAAGCGTAAAGGCACAGCACAGGGTAAACAATTTGTAGCACAGCCTAAGAGTGTAGCTAATAAGACAGCTAAGTTTAGATGAGGAAATAAGTAATGAGCATAACAAGTTATCCTTCATTAGTTAGGCTTGCCGGTAATGGGGGTAATGCTGTTTCCTTTGACGGAACTGCCGTTGATGCTTTTGGTAGGCTTCGTGTAAGTCAACCATACACACTCTTTGATAGTCAAAATAGATATGCTATTGACGGTCAGTTTAGCACATCAACTTCTGGTTCTGGAGCAGCAACTCATTTATCTAATGAGTCTTCAGTGAGTATGGATGTATCAACAACTTCAGGTGATGAAGTGGTTAGACAGACCTTCCGAGTATTTCCATATCAACCGGGCAAGAGTTTGTTGTTGTTGGCTACATTTAAGATGAATCAAGCTAAGACAAATCTTCGTCAACGAGTTGGTTATTTCAATACAGCTAATGGTGTGTTTTTAGAACAAGGTGCCAATGGTATTACATTTGTTTTAAGAACATCTACGAGCGGTAGTGCTAGTGATGCTAGGTATGTAGACAAGGCTAGTTGGAATGGTGACAAACTAGACGGTACTGGCGCTAGTGGTATTACACTTGATCTTACTAAAACACAAATATTGTTTCTAGATTTTGAATGGCTTGGTGTTGGTAGCGTTAGGTGTGGTTTTGTCATCAATGGTAGATTCATTGTTGCTCATACCTTTCATAATGCCAATGAACAAACCGCTGTATATATGACTACAGCAATTCTTCCTGTTCGTTATGAAATTACTAATACAGGAACTGCAGCTTCATCTTCAACACTAAAACAGATTTGTTCTTCTATTATGTCTGAGGGTGGTTATGAAGCAGTATCACAAGAACACTCAGCTAGGATGGTGTCTGCTACATCTGGAACATACATAACAACAACGTTTAAACCATTGGTGTCTATTAGGTTGGCTTCAACAGCATTAGGTGCTGTAGTGCTTCCATATAATTTAAACTTTCAACCATGCAGAAACATCTCTTGATGAATACTGCTTTAAATGCTTCTTAGCTTTTTCTAATGCTTCAAGTTCAATTGGTATTGGATCAAGCCATCCTTCTTCAACACCTTCTTTATACCCAAACGGAACTGTCCTACCTATCTTGGGTATGCTTACATAGGTAGTTGTATCTTCTGGTTGCGGAAGCACCCAAGCACCTAACGTCATTAATCTTCCTCGTGGTCTTTCGCTGGCAATATCATTACACCATTGGTTGCTTCAACCTGAACCTTCTCTGTCTTAACAAATCCAGCACGATCAAGAAAGTCTTTAGCAGCACTGATCTTTTCTTTAATACCAAGTTGTGTAGGATCGTCAATAGCACCAACCACAGCATACGCAGCCTTTGGAGCATTCATTGCAATGTAGAGTTGGGTAGCATCAACAATTTCTTCTTTGAGATAGTTGGTTAGTTGACGAGTGCTATAGCCACGAGAGAAACCAGCAATTTCTTTAGCTGCATTAATGTTACCACCTGCCTCATCAAACAAGACTTCCAAAAACTTCTTGTGTTGTTCTGATAATTCTTTTGCCATATTTTTCCTTATGTTACTACTGAGTAAAGCTCTTGAACTCTAATTGATACTGTGATGGCAGAGTTGCTACTAGCAAGCCCTCTAATTATATCATTTTGTTGTAAAGTGAAAGCTTCAGTTAATTGAATAATACTTTGTCCGTACA